CGGTCATCCTCGTCTCGCTTAGTTTCCCTTCCGCTTACACGCGCCTCTGGACCGGCTACGGGACGCTGACTTACGCCGGCGTTCCCTACCTCGGCATCGGCACCTTTGGCAGCATCTCGCCGATTGAGGAGACGACCGACCTCGCGGCCCGCGGCATCTCGATGCGGCTCTCGGGCGTGCCGACCGCGAACATCGCGCTTGCGCTGACCGAGGATTACCAAGGCCGCGATTGCACGGTGCTCTTCGGCGCGCTCTCTCCGACCGCCGGAACGCTGATCTCGTCGCCGGTGACGGTGTTCCAGGGGCGGATGGACGTGATGCAGATCTCGGACGACGGCCAGTCCGCGGACATCACGATGACGGCCGAGAACCGGCTCGTCGATTTCAAGCGGCCGCGCGAGGTGCGCTACACGCACGAGGAGCAGACCGCGCTTTTCCCCGGCGACCTCGGGCTGGAGTTCGTTACCGCGATACAGGAGAAGGCGATCTATTGGGGCAACCCGAACCAGACGCAGCAAACGAACTGGAACGGAGGCAACCAGACCGGACCCACCGGATACGAATGAAGGCTGCCGACATTCCCGCGGAGCTTGCGCGCTTCATCGAGGAGCGGCGCAGCCAGCCGTTCGCGTGGGGCGCGAATGACTGCTGCCTATTTGCGGCCGACTGGGTCGCTCGGGGAACGGGCCGAGATCCCGCGGCGCACTACCGCGGCACCTACTCAAGCGGAATCGGAGCGCAGCGCATCATCGACAAGGCCGGCGGGATTCTGGAACTGGCGCGCGAGCTCGGGCTTGAGCCAGCGCAGATCGGCCTCGCTCGCCGCGGTGACGTGATCGCCCGCGACGTGGGCGATGGCATCGGGCTGGGCGTCTGCGTGGGCAACGCTGCCGCCTTCGTGGGCCGCGATGGGCTGGAGTTCCTCGACCTCAACGGCGCCGCCTGCTGGCGCCTCTAACTATGCCGCAAGTCGCCGTCGTCGTCTGGATCGCTTTGATGGATATCGGGCTGAGTGTCGCCGCGGCAAACGCGGTGATGTTCGTGCTCAAGTTCATCGCGACGACCGCTGCCTCGATGGCGGCCTCTAAGCTACTCGCACCAAAGGCTCCGAGCTACTCCGACCCGTCGCTCACCGACCGCTCGCAGATGATCCGCTCGCCGATTGCGGCGCGGCAGATCGTTTACGGCCAGACGAAGACCTCGGGCGTCATCGTCTACATCTCGACGACGGGAACAAAGAACGAGTATCTGCACCTCGTCGTCGCGATGGCCGGTCACGAGGTCGAGGAGATCGGCGACGTCTACTTCAACGACGAGCTCGCGCTGACGGGCGCGGGCAGCGCCGCCCAGGGCCGCTTTACGGGCTACGCCGAGATTTACAAGAAGCTCGGCAGCGATACGCAGACGGTCGAAACGAACCTTGAGACAGCGACTTCCGGCCTGACCGATGGCAAGTGGACGAGCAATCACCGGCTCCGCGGCATCGCTTACATCTACGTGCGCCTCGTCTGGAACCAAGAGGTCTGGACCGGCGGCATCCCGAACATCGCCGCGGTGGTCAAGGGCAAGCAGGTCTACGATCCGCGGACAACGACGACGGCTTACTCGGCCAACCCTGCGCTCTGCCTGCGGGACTACTTGACCAGTTCGCTCGGGATGGCGATGGACTCGGCCGAGGTCGACGACACGGCCGTGAGCGCCGCGGCGAACATCTGCGACGAGCAAGTCGAGATCAAGCCGGTCACCTCGCCGGCCACCTACGAGAACCGATACGAGGCGAACGGCGTCCTTTACACCAGCGCCTCGCCCGACGAGAACATCGGCAAGCTTATTACCGCGATGGGCGGGCTCATCGCCTACTCGGGAGGCAAGGTCGTGGTCTATGCGGCCGGCTACCGGATCCCGACCGTCACGCTGACCGAGAAGCACTTCGCCGGCCAGATGACGGTGCAGACCAAGACCTCCGCCCGCGACCGAGTAAACGGAGTTAAGGGCGTCTACGTCTCGCCTGAGAACGACTGGCAGCCGTCCGACTTCCCGCAGATCACGTCGACGACTTACGTCACCAAGGACGCCGGCATCCGTTACTGGCGCGACGTGGCGCTGCCGTTCACGACCTCGCCTTCGTGCGCCCAGCGGCTGGCTGTGATCGAGCTTCGTCGCGCCCGCGAGGAGATCACGATGACGGCGCGCTTCCGCCTCGAGGCGATGCAAGTGCGGGCCGGCGATACGGTGATGATTACCAACTCGAAGATGGGCTGGACCCAGAAGGTCTTCGAGGTGATGGAATGGAACTTCGCGAGTGACGGCAGCCCGCCGCAGCTGGCAATCGAGATGACGCTGCGCGAGACGGCGTCGACGGTCTATGACTGGACCGTCAACGACGAGATCTACGTCGACGATGCGCCGAACACGACGCTGCCGAATCCGTTCACGCTCTCCGCGCCGACGAACCTGACGCTGACCGCGGATGGCACGACGCAGCAGTTCCAGGCGGACGGCACCGCGCTGCCGCGGATCCTAGTCTCGTGGTCCGCGCCGGCTGAGGAGTTCATCCAGGCCGGCGGCAATGTCGGCATCGAATACAAGGAGAGCACGTCGACGACCTACCTGACGTGGAACACGGTCCCCGGCGATCAGACGAGGGACTACATCTCAAGCGACGTTAAGATCGGGCTTACCTATAACGTCCGCATCTTCGGCGAGAGCTACTTCCAAGTCTCGACCTCCTACGTGACCGCGACGGTCAACGTGCAGAAGGACACGGTCGCGCCCAGCATCCCGACGAACCTAGTCGCGACCATCGGCACGGGCTCCGCGGTGGGCCTCGACTGGGACGATTCGACCGCGCCCGACTTCTCTGAGTACGGCATTTACCGCAACACGACCGGCGTAACGCCAGCCAACGCGAACACGAACAAGATCGCCGAGGTCGACGCCTCGCGCTTCGTCGACGTAGACGTCGCGGTTGGCACTACCTACTATTACTGGGTCAACGCCTACGACGCGCTCGAGAACGTGTCCGGCTTCGCGACCCGCGTGCAGGCGACGCCAGTCGCGATCACCGCCGGCGCCGTTTCCAACGTTGCGCCGTCCACGCCGAACGCTCCGACCTACGTCAGCGAGACAACCTACCTCGCTAGCGATGGCACCGCGGTGGCTCGCATCACCGTCACGGCTCCAGCGATGCCGACTGGCGGCGCGGTGCTCCAGATCCTCTATCGGCGCAGCGGAGCCAGCGAATGGGTCGTCGCCAACGTGCTTTCGTCTGGCTCAATCGCGGCCTCCATCGACGACCTCTTCCCTGGCGTCGCTTACGAGTTCGCGGCCCGCGCGCTTTCTTTCTCCAACGCGGCAAGCGCGATCTCCTCGACGCTTTCGCGCACGGCTCCGAATTACTCGGGCACGGTGACGACGCCGAGTGGCGGCGCAATTTCCAAGGATGGCGTGCGGCCTGCATACATCACCGGAACCACAACCTTCCGTTTCGGGACGCGCGTATCGTGGAGTCCGAACACGCAGTCGGACTTCTCCTATTACGAGGTCAAGGTAACCGGCACCGATTCAGACGGCGCGACCGACTACTCGTGGTCGCCGGCTACCGGATCCAATGCGCCGATCACGACGCGCGACACGGAGTGCTTCTTCTACAATGCGACGCTGGCCGCCGGCTACGTTCGCGTTCGGGCAGTCAATAGAACCGGAAGCTTCTCCGCGTGGGCGAGTCTCGGCAACGCAAACAGCGCCGCCTCCATCGGCACCGGCAGCGTCTCGAAATACAACTCCGATGACGTCACGACGACCGGAATCAAGACCGGGGGCGGATCGAGCACGCGCCAAGTCAACGTCGTCTACGAGACCAACGAAGTGGTGACCCTGACCGGAGGCGGCACGAGCGAGAACGTGAACATCTCGCTGACCAACCGCGGCTTCTCGGCCAAGCCGGACGATGGCATCGTCGTCGTCGAGGACGTGCTCTACGCGGGCTTCTACGACAGCCAGGCCGCAGGCTCGACGAGCACCAACGCCGTGGTGAAGATCTTCCGCAACGACGGCGGGACGCTAGGCGCCGGAAGCCTGCGGCTCTCGGGCCGCTTCACCGACTACACCTAATTTATGGCTCTCCAGAAAACCTTCACTCTGCCCAGCGGCATCTCGGGCAATTACATCCGCCTCGTAGCTCACCGCTGGGACCGCGCCGCGCGGGAGTCCTCGGCCTTCTTCGCGCTCTACGTCGACGCGGCCGCGGCTCAGTCAGGCAAGGCTCCGCTGACGCCGTGGATCGCGAAGCTCTGGCTGCGCGGCGACAAGTTCGACGAGTACCTCAGCAACGCTGAACTCACGAGCCCAGGCATCCTCGCCCAGCTTTACGTCGCCGTGAAGGCCGAGCCGATCAGCTGTGATTTCGGCAGCGATGCGCTCGCGGACGCC